GTCGATCCCGAAGTAGCGGGCCAGGCGCTGTTGGATCGGTTCATAGTCCGGGTGGAGCACGTCGAAGTTGACGTGCTGATCCCAGCGGGCCAGGGTAACGCCGTCGCTGGCCAGCCATTCCAGGAACTGGCCGATGATCTCGGACTGGGGCTGGACGGCGAACAGCCTGTCGTGTTCAGGGGTAACAGGGAGCTTGGTCACAGGCTGGCCTCCTTGGGTTTGCTGCACTCCTTGCAGACGTATTCTTGGTTGCGCAGATCGGCGCGGTAGGTTCCGTTCTTGCTGTAGGCGTAGCACCAGCCCGGTGCTCCGTATCCGATGTAGACGGTGATGCTGCGCTCCTTGCAGCCGGTGCAATGCAGACGCACGCGGATCATCAACTCGTCGTCAATCATCACCAGAGGGTACAGCCGGTCGTCATAGAAGATGCACAGGCGACCGGCCAGCGCTTCTTCGCCGTGCTCATCGATGGCGTCGCGCAACTCCTCAACGTCGATGGCGTCTTTGTACCGCAGGCAGTGTTTGCAGGTCACTGGCCCCCAGGTGCGCCAGCCTTCTGGCGGGGCAAGCACAGCGCGCTTGACCAGTCCGCAGGCCGACCGGTGTCCTCCGTTGTAGGCGTAATGTCTCAAGGCGCATAGTCGTTTCGTCACAGGATCACTCTTTCTCCGTTGCAGGTCCGGCAGGTGCGCAGGGCCTCGTGAACCGCCTCGACCTGGGCGTCTGTCAGCTTGGCCGCATCGGCCTCGATCTGGTCAACGGTCATGCCCTTGGTTGCCGGCGCTTTGGCCTTCTCCGGTTCGGTCTCGGCCTCATCCGCCTCGTCGGCCCACAGGACGACCGGGGCGTCTGGCGGCTCCGGCAGGGCCAGGCCCTTGTCGAGAGCGTAGTCGATCACGTTCTGCTTGGCGACCATGACCTTGGCCATGCGGGCGTCAAGGCTGCCGTCCACTACCAGGTGCTGGACAAGGACGCTGTTGGCCTGGCCGATGCGATGGCAGCGATCCTCGGCCTGCGTGATGTCGCCGGGCACCCACCAGAGTTCACCAAAGACCACGTGGCTGGCGGCGGTCAGGGTCAGGCCCACGCCGGCAGCCTTGATCGATCCTACGAAGACCTGGCAGGTCGGGTCGGTCTGGAAGCGGTCAACCGCAGCCTGCCGGTCGGCGATGCTCACGCCGCCATGCACCTGTACGGCCAGGTCGCCGAACTTATCCATCAGGGCGGCGATCACATCCCGGTGCCAGACCATGACCACCACCTTGCCGCTGGACTCGATAGCGTCTTCCAGGTGCTCCACCAGGTAGGGAACCTTGGCCAGCGCCAGGTCATGGCGGGCTTGGGCCATTTCATCGAAGGCGATCTGGCCGGCATCCCGCAGCTTTCTGACGGCCACGTTGAACGCTTCCGCACACTCGGCTTTGGCCAGTTCGGCGGCGGCCCGTAGGGCGTCCATCAGTTCTTCGTGGCGCTGGGCCATCGCTGCTTCCTTGGCAACCAGGCCAGACAGCCCGTTGGCCGGTATCTCGATAACCTGCCGAACCTTGGGCGGGAGTTCGGTCAAGACCTCGGACTTCAGCCGGCGCACCATGAACGTGCTGCGCAGCTTTTCCTGAAGCTCGTCCAAGTGGCTGGCTCCGCCGAAGTCCCAGCCGTAGCCGTTGTTCGTGGCCCCACAGTAGCGCTGAGCGTAGGACCAGAAGCTGCGCCCAAGACCTTGCGGGTCAAGCGCCTGCACCAGCGGCCAAAGCTCGACCGGGCGGTTGACAATGGGCGTGCCAGTGAGAAACGCCCGGCGCTTGGCGGCGATGCCTTCGACCTTCGCCTTGCGGTTGCCCAAAACGGCCTTCGTGCGCAGGGTATCGGGGTTCTTGAGTGCGTGGCACTCGTCTACGATCATCAAGCCCCACTGGCGGGCGTCGATGGTCTGCCGGTGCTTGCCAATGATGTCGTAGTTCACCACGACCACATCGGTAGCCGGGAACTCTTTGCCGTTGGCGATGCCCACAGACAAGCCCTTCACGTCCCACTTCTGCCATTCCCGTTGCCAGTTCAGCTTCAGGCTGGCCGGGCAGATCACAAGGACGCTGCGCACGCTGGGGTCGGCGTTGCTGATCCCGATGCCCTGAATGGTGTTGTGAGTCAGCTTGTATCCGGTGGTCACGTAAAGGTGGTCGGGGCTATCGACCAGGATGCAGACGCAATCTTCGTCGGCAACCCGTTCCATCGAGACGATCCGATTGCCACGCTTGCGCCAATCAGCGCGCCATCCTGCGCGCTTGCGCTCAGAAAAGAACGGGCAGAAGGCTGTATG